TCTGGAAACCTGAACTCGATAAGTCTGGTAACGGATACGCCGTCATTCGATTCCTTCCTGCTCCCGATGGCGAAGAAATGCCTTGGGCAAAGGTCTGGTCTCATGCATTCAAGGGTCCTGGTGGCCAATGGTACATCGAGAACTCTCTCACCACTTTGGGCAAAGATGATCCCGTTGGTGAAATGAATCGTGAACTTTGGAACAGCGGTCGTGACAGCGACAAGGAGGTCGCTCGTGCTCAGAAGCGTAAACTCTCCTACTATGCTAACATCTATGTCGTGAGTGATCCCGCTCACCCCGAGAAAGAAGGTCAGGTGTTCCTCTACAAATTTGGTAAGAAGATCTTCGACAAACTCGTAGAAGCAATGCAACCTGCATTTGCTGACGAGACTCCTATCGATCCGTTCAACTTCTGGACTGGTGCTGACTTCAAACTGAAGATCCGTAAGGTCGATGGTTACTGGAACTATGACAAGTCTGAGTTCGCCGCTGCAGGAACTCTGGGTAACTTTGAAGATGATAAACTGGAAGGTATCTGGAAGCAGGGTTACTCTCTTGCTGAGTTTGAAGATCCTAAGAACTTCAAGTCTTACGAGCAACTTACTGCACGTCTGAACCTGGTGCTCGGCAAGTCTGCTGCACCTGCTCGCATCGATGAGTCCCTTGAGGATGAATCTGAAGGGCGCGGTTCTTTCAATGATCCTGACATCACCCTGAGTTCTAACCAACCTGACTGGGGTGCTGAAGTCAAGGACTTCCGTTCTCAAGCGGTTGCTGCTTCTCCTGTTGAGGAAGAAGAAGACACCCTCTCTTACTTTGCCAAACTTGCTGAAGAAGATTGATGATTGATCCCATTACAGTTGAAGATTACAAACTCGTTTCTAACGAGTTCTTTCAAAAATATGATTACGCTGCAGAGCGTATGGGTCCTGGTAATCACAGGGCAGAAGATGTCCTGAAAGTTATGGAAGCACTTGGTGCTGCTGTAATGAAAGACCGAGCAAAAGATAAGCTCGGTCCCTTCGGATTCAATAAGAAAACGGAGGACAAAAAATGAATCTGCTTGCCCAAGCTCAACTCGACCTGGTAGATGCCTGGAACATGAGTTGGGAAGAGGGCATCCAGTTCATCATTGTTCTGGTTGCTCTATACTATGTAAAAAAGAGAATGGACTTGTACTTCGCAAAGAAAACTGCGAAAACTACCATATATAAAGTCAAGATAGTAGAGAACTCATGAAAATTGCAATTGCATCACTAGTGCTGCTGTCATCACTGACACTTCCTGCACAAGCAGGCGGACCAAGGTACAGAAACGTTGGTGAAATTAGTAATCGCCAAGCGTATAACTCTCAAGGTGGATATGCTTACCAAGAGAAGTGTTTCAGAAAAGTATATCGTGAAAAGTATGTTCCTGGCACCATGAATCGTCCTGGATATGTCACATCATATAAAGAACGTGTTCGTGTTCCTTGCAATCGTGAACCAAACTTCGATCGATACGATCATAAGCACTATCATAAGCACTATCCCAAACAAACTCCTAAGGATGATAACTCTTGTATCGAAGGTGCAGTTCTTGGTGGCATCGGTGGTGCAGGAGCAGGTGCAGCACTATCCCGTGGCGATGGTCGCTGGTGGGCAATCCCTCTAGGTATTGTCGGTGGTAGTATGGTTGGATGTCAAATCGATGGAGGTTGAAACCAAAATCGACCTTTGATTTCCAAAAAGGGGCAAAAAAAATCCCGCCAAAAATTTGGTCTCTAGGGTTTTTACTCCCTAAACTGCTGCTCTAGCAGAACACGCAAGAGGTTATCCTTCATTTTGTGAAGTGCTTCTTGCTCTAACGGATGACCACCCGCCCATTTATCCAAATGAAAGCAGACGGACCTGTACATTAGTGCAAGTCCGTCTTTTGTTATTTGTATCTCTATTAGGTCGTTGGGATTAATATCCTCCATATCCTCCATAAGGCGATGGCGAAGGGCTAGGTGATGGACTTGGACTTGGACTTGGTGAAGGGCTAGGTGAAGGACTTGGAGAGGGTGAGGGAGATGGTGATGGGGAGGGACTAGGACTTGGACTTGGAGAAGGCGAAGGACTAGGTGAAGGTGTAGGTGTAGAACTAGAAGATGACGTTGCTGCTGCTGTTCCACCAGATCCAACTGGTGTTACGGCAGTGGTTGCATCTGCGGTAGTGTTAGATCCTGCCACACCTGCGGTTCCACTAATACTGCTACCAGGACCATAATCAAATGATGTTGCAGAAACACCAGAAGCAGTAAATTCGGCAATTGAAACACTACCCTGAGCACTTGCAATGTTGTCAAGGAACTTAGCTGCAATGTTGAGAGGAGTTTTCTTATTACCTTTCTTGTCAAGTTCGATATGAGGTAAGTATCTGACAAGAGTTTCAAATTCTTCAATAATCTTGTCCAACATCGTAGGAGTTGGAATCAAAATTTGTCTTTTTTTCTCGTTTACAAACTGCTCATGCTCGTAATTGGTGATAGGGATTCTGGAATCTTCAGCACTAAGAATAGTCCCATCAGGCAATTCAGTTCTGTAGTCAACATTGACTTCAATACCCTCGGGTATGTATATAACACCTTGATATAACGCTTCTTGAGTTTCGTAATGATGAATAGCGTCAGTATCGCCATATTTTTCTAGAATAAACTCAAAGAGGTCATTATCTCTCTTTGGCCAATCATCGAATGGATCAATAACGTTATTGATAAGCAGGATAACCCAATCTAAGGTTCCTTCAGCAAAGAACTTACGAGCAAGACTTTCTGGTGTTTCACCATCCCTGATTGAATATGCTTCAAACAGCGTACTATATTGTGCTAAGTCTTCTCTAGATTTAACACGCCTAAAGATATTTTTTACTAGACGATACTTAAAGTTCTCGTCATCTGTAATGCCTTCACCGACATATACCTTTGGAAAATAAGAAAAATAACCTGCCATCAGAAACCTCTTGCAATATCGCCTTGAGAAATCATTCTCGTTTCAGTGAATGACAAAGACAATTGAATAGCAGGGACTTGGACCATCTCCCCAGTGATGTTCTTAAAAGATGAATATTGACCATCTGGTGTATAGTTCACTTGTACTCCAGTACAAACTGAAGTATGAATTTTGAAGTGCATACTACCAAATCCGTCAGAATCTTCAGAAAGAGTTCCGTCTGGACTCATCCTCACAAATTTAATATTGAATTTATCGGGTACTTCCATAAATCTATTTCTAGAAGCAACAGATGCAGATTCAGAGGTGCCTTGCCCGCCAGAAATCTGTCCAGAGATGTCATCTGCTTGACTGCCTCCAATGATAGGAACAGCACCACCTTTAATATACGATATAATACGTTTAATTTCTCTTGCCTCTTCCATACTGCGAGACAGCATCTTAAATTGGAACTGGTGTGTTCTGAATGACATATTACTGAAAACTTGTTCAGTAAATGGGTTGAACACCTTTCCTCTTGAGATTGCTAACAGAGAGTTAGAGTCAACGTTACCCTGCAAACCCAAAAGACCATTCATACCATTTGCTGCTTGAGCAAGGGTAGACATTGCAAATTCTGGTAATGAAGCATTAGCAGCACCTGAAATAGCTGTTGCTAGTGAATCCATACTTGTAAAATCACCGCCAGTTGCTACCATCTGCGCTGCCATAACACCTGCAACACCAACATCAACTTGTCGATATGCTGGTGAATATGAAGTTGCCAATTGACTTGGCATTGCAATATAACAAACATCAGGATTTAGAACCCTATCGATGTTATTATTGGGTAAGTTTTCACCATAGTATCGGGCTTCACCATCAGAATACTGAATTCTATTACGACGCAGCATAATATAATCCGTTGCTTCTGTGGGAGCATTGGCATCATAGTTTCCCTGACTAGTTGGTACAGGGGGTCTAAGAGGGTATCTATAAACTGTCAATTTACTACCTAAATACTATGTGACCTTTATGTATTTATGAGATATCAAGGTAAGTACCGAGTATCGTTCCCAAGGAAGTACAAAGGAGACCCTAGAAACGTTGTTTATAGGTCATCTTGGGAATACAAATTTATGAAATGGTGTGATGTCACTCCTTCTGTAGAGGAATGGGGC